CGGTGGGGCCCGTTGCTCCAGTGGCACCGGTGGCGCCAGTGGCGCCCGTCGGGCCCGTTGGCCCAGCGGGACCAGTCGGTCCCGCTGGGCCAACTGATTCCATTAATATCCACGTTCCTGGCGTCCCGGCGACCGTGCAACGCCACTCCACGAAGTCAACGTCACGGTACACCTGATTTAGTTGCCAGGTGCCAGTCGTCGGCGCTCCGCTCGTGGTTACTGGAGTCCCGCTAACGCGCGTTGGCGTGCGAAAGAAAACGTCCTTCTCGGTTTCCTCGAAGTTGTACTGGCTTACCTGCTCCGGGTTTATCGCGAGCGTGATGTCGTGGAGAACGCCTTTGGTTGCCATTAGATTTTCCTCACGAATAGAGTTGCGTAGGTGGCGGACCGAACGCCGTTCACGCTTTGATAGGCGCGGACGTGAAAATCAGTTTCACTCCCGAGCACCGTGACCAGATCGACGTTCGTCCATAGATACGTCTGGACACCAAGGCCAGGAAATATTGTGGTCATCAGCGTAGTTCCTGCCGCATCGTAAATCTCCAACTCGGCACAGGTTAGCTCTGTTACCAGCGTGAACTCTGGATCGAAAGCCGTCAGGTCCCAGGCGAACGGTATATTCTGGCCCGTGGTGTAAGCGGGATTCAAACGGTCGTCGAACGCGCGAAGGTTCTGCGGCGGCGGCGTGTCATTGACCGCGACGTTGATCGATATTGGAGTAAGGGTCGTAATGTCCGCCCGGCGACCAGCCAACGCGGGTTGCAACAGGAATTTTTCCTCTGCAAATGGGGCTGGCAAACCAACGCGCGCAAGCGTGTCCGAAGAGAACATTGCGCAAACCGATTGCACGCCGCTGGTGCTCCAAGCATCATGCGCCGCATCGATCGTTCCCCATTGGCCGCGAACTGCCGTCACCTGATAGCGGCCCGTCCCTCCGCCCGGGACCAAGGCGGTGACTTTCACGATCTCGACTGGGTCGCCGAACCCACCGCAGTCCAGCGCCAGAAACACCTTGCCCGCTGCAATGTCGGCCGAAGGAAACGCATCGAAATTTGGATCTCCAATACCGAGCATCCCGCCGAGCATCGCTTCCGGACCGAGGTAGATCTCAAAAGTCGTTGCCCCAATGGCCACTGTCGAACCGTACAAGTAGAGCTCCGGAGACCAGGCGGCATATTGTGGTCCGATGTCCACGTAGTCGCTGGATGCGTCCGGCGATTCGCGCCAGATGAAAAAGCCATTGTGAAGAAGCGTCGGCGCAACCGCGGCAAACCCAAACCAAGCGTGTGCATTGTCCGGCATTCCATCTCCAAAAATCTGAAACCCGAACTGGAGCGGCGTGAGAACCGGAGTCACGACATTGCTTGGCGGCACCAAATATTCCGGCGGCACGTAGAGCCCTGCCATCGTCTGCGTGTTATCCGCCTCGTAATCGACTACGATCTCCGGTTGTCCCGGTGCTGGCCACTCGATGGCAGTGGCAATTGCGCGCAGGTTAGTGCAGGAAATTTGCGGGAAGTGAAACTGGAAACGGTCCCCGGCTTGGAGCGTGCTTATCTTCGACTTTCGCAGCCTGATTACTCCACCTCCAGCCGGTATGCCGTTTCTTTGCGCCATCGCGTTCGAGACTTTTTGCGCCAGGTTCGGATCGGTGATGAATGGCCGGTCTATCGACGGTGCATCCGGCCGGCCGGTGAGCGAGAAGTTGGCCGGGTTGAAAGCTGAGGCCACATCGTCGTTGAGGTACAGCGCCCCGTTTTTGAACCGCACTTGCGCGCCACTCGATGTTTGCGTCCACGATCCGACACTGATTTTTGGCGTCTCGGTCATGTCGTCCGGGATGAATTCGGGCACCACTACCGAGACCGGTCGATGGAGTCCAAACGTGATTTTTCCGGTGCGGCTTTGGCGAAAGAATCCATCGAACGACTGACAGATTTCGAGCAATGCTTCCCGCAGATACTTGGTCGTTGTGATGACCGGGCTCAGACCAAAATCCTCCAAATCCAATTGGGCTGCGACCGCTTTCAGCGAGTCGATATCAATCAATTCAGAGTCAATCGGATTCGCGCGCGGGAGCGTGAGCAGGTCCCAGATGCCTGCCGCTGCATTGATATCCTCGCCGATCTTTACCGAGCCAAGAACCCACCATGGCGGCTCCGGATAACGAGCCGCGATGACTTCGAGGTTAGGAGCTGGAACGTCACCGCCAGAAAATTGGCCAAGGAGCCATTTCAACGACCGCACATAGCAGAACCCGCGGTAGGCTGGATGCGTGATTACCGTGGCGTCTGGCGTCGGATAAACCAGTCCTGGGTCCGCCACTTGTGTTTCGGTTCCCCAGTAAATGCGGAGCGTGCCCATGCTCTCTACCGTCAAATCAACATAGTCCACGCCAGCGCCAGGACGGTAGAGTGGGGTGCCGCCCACGCCGGGCCAGAGGATGTCGTCATTCAGGATCACATTGTAGATCGCGTCGACCGCTCCGAAACCAACGAGCGCTGCGAACCCGGCCGAATATTTGTAGCCGGACAATTCTCCACCTTTACCACCGCTGTGAACCGGCGTTCGGACGACGTCGAACATCCGAGAGACATAGGTTACACCTACTCGCGCCTTGCCGCAGAACCAAGGAAGCGGAACGCCCTGTTCATTTGTCGCCGTGCGCAGCGCATCGAGTCCGGCCATTTTGCGGCCAGGTTTCGTCAGCTTATCGGTGTTGCCGGAGGAAAACATTATTCAGTTTTATGCAGTTTGAATCGGTCGGTAAGATGCCACGAATCGCTTTGCCCAGGTGGGGTCGAGGAGCGTGCGCTTCATGACACCTTCGCCACTGATTGCGTGGATGAAGAGTTGAGAACCATCGTCCAAGTACACCCCGAGATGGTACACTACGCGACCGTGGGTAAAACAGAGCAGATCGCCTACCGCATGTTCTCCGCTCTCGATCTTCCGAAAGCACGGGCAGTTCTCAATCCATTCGACCACAGGGCTCGCACGCAGCCCTTTCCACGCGCCAATCGTGTACGGCGGCGCGGTGAACTCGTTCAGCAATCCGGTCTCCAGGTACAGCGCGACCGCGAGTTGGATGCAGTCGACTCCGATGCCGCGCGTTCGCCAGTGGTCTCTGAAAGGGGTCCCACACCACGAGGCGGCGGAAGTCTTGAGGAGATACTGACGGTTAAGATTGAAGTATGAGATCATTTTTTACCTGCGGTTCCGCTTGCGACCTCGATGGCCTTGATTGTTGGATTGACTCGTGGAACGTCCACGAATCCAGGGAAATTGATCTCGTTTCCGAAAACGTCTTTGCACGTCGAGTAGAATCGGTCGCACCCGCGCCGAATGATTCCGGCCACTGGGACCGTCTGGTGGACAAATCGTTGGGAGAGTTTAAGCACAACCGCACCACCAGAGGCAGCCCCGGAAGCGACTATCATGCGCTCCTCAATAGCCGGTTCGGTACCAACCCGAATCCACCCGCCTGCAAAAAAGTCCGTCGGATAATCTCCAGGATCAGTTCCGAATTTAGTAGCGGTAACGGTAACGGTGGTATCGCTTTGAACCGTCATAGAAATAATCAACTCGAAGTCCGGGTCAGTATGAGAAGCAGCAACGGCCTTGCATGTGAGCGGGTCGTACAGGTGATAATGGCAACGCGGTTGAATCGTCCGCCCGGGAAATTGCCGGCGGACCGCATCAAACCAATGATCGAATGGAAGCCGACATTGTGCTCCGTCGAACTCTGGTCCGGAACATTCGCCGGCGAAATACAAGGTTCGCAGACTAGGCAACGGTGCATTGACCTCATACAGGTTCAGGTTGAGCGGTCGCGTGGATGGAAACGGTAGTTGCAAAGCCCATGGAGCGTCGGCGTGCCAAACTGCGTCAATGGAGATCTCGGAGCGGTCGGCCTTTGTCGACTGTTTGTGTGAGCCGTGCGTGAGGTTGAACGGCTCGAACACGTCGCCGGCGCTGGTGATCTGCGCAGCGAATGAGGTATAGCGCCAATGGTGCTCGGTCGAGTCTCCATTGTCCTGCCAGAAATCGTACAGGTAAACCGGCCGCTGTCCCGTATCGGCTCCGGCATATTCCTCCGGCAACTCGACGACTTTGACGCTCTGTGTGTAAACGCCTTCTGTGTGCGCCACGGAGCGCTCGACATCGTCGGCCAGACGGACGTACAGCAGGCGATAAAATCGCCACGTTGAGTCAGGCGTGGCGCCTAGACTCGTGGCCACCGTGACGCGCTCCACTCCGGCAGACGGTGAATTCACCGACACGACGGCCAGAGCGATCGTCGTTCCATCCGGCTTGACCACGTACAAGTGAACGCTGGAGTCGTCAGTCCAGGTCTGCGCGAGATTCTGGGTTTTAATGTCAAAGACAGTGTCGCTCGTGGCGCTGAGAACGAACCATTGCAATGCGAGGTTCGGGAACCAAAACCCGTCGAGCTTGCCAGTTCGCGCGGCGGTGAAGGTGGAAAAGTCCGCGAACTCCTGCGCTGTCCCGAATGTGAAATCCATCGACCAGCCGCGAACGACCATCCTCTGCGTCGGCGCGTAAGTAGACGATCCAAACCCGCGCCGAATGCCACGCAAGTCGTAATCGAATTCCTCGACCGGGCCAGTGAGCCAGTTCGGTTTTACTTCTAGGATGGGACGAAAGAGATAGCTCATGTTACGGTCACCTCCCCATCCCCGGTCGCAACCTGCTCTTTGCTCCGGAAAACCTTGAACAAGTGGCCATGAAAATCCTCCACCTGTTGCCAGCCGAACCCGTTGGTTTCGCCTCGACCAGCTCCGGCTCCGCCGAGTTCCGCGAGGCTGGCCATATCAATCGAGAAAGTGAGCGGCTCCCACGGGGCCTCGTCCGCGATAGCAAACACCCAGAAGCCGGGCAATGGGTGGTAGTGCCAGATCATTCCCACGCTCACCTCTACAGTTTGAGATTCGATGTCAACGGCTGGCTCGTTGTCGGAAACTACGGTAGTAACGTGAACATTAGCTGCCCCATCTGAATTGAAAGTTACTCCGCCACTACCGATAAGAGAGGCCCATTCCGGGCTGGATGAAGTAATGGTTTCGCTTGCGCTGCTGGACCCGGTGACTGGAAATGTAGCACCGCTTGTCCCGTCATAATCGAGAGTTCCATCATACGTTGGAAGTGAAACCGAGGTCGGTACGGTGGTAGTTAGTGTGTCAATTGGGTTGCTGCTTGGCCAGTAGAAAGAGCCGTCACCAGCGATCGAAATCACCGCAGTCAAAGCGGGAATATTTACGTTCTCAACTTTCAGCCCTGCCGATATTGCCAGCGAATAAACAACCTCGACGGAGAGCGGTGTGCCGTAGATCGATGAGTCGAACTTTAGAACCGGAATACCAACGGGTCCCCAAGGCACGTCTGCCGGTGAGGCATTGATGCCGCTATATGCTATGGTCTGAACCAAATCCCCAGGAATGCCGGTATAAAGGTAGGTACCGGGCAATTCAACCTGCTCAACATGGGTCAACTTGTTGTTCTCCAGGCCACCCCAGAAAAGTTTTTCCATATCCAGCAGGTCGTTGAAATCCTGTATCCACTCCCCTTCGGCGTCGAGTCCAACACGGCCGTGGTATATCCCATAAGTCAGCTCTGCTGGCGGCGGGCAGACTCCTATCGGAAGGGTCGGTGGGGCGTCCTGCTCAATGGCGAACGTCCACGCGCCGAGGTAGCCAGCGATCATCGGGTGGGTGTCACCAGTGAAGGCGCCAACGATCATCGGGTAGCAGAGCGTCCCGGCCCTCCACGTTCGCGACAGGGGATCGTCAATCGTGATGACGTTGCCGGCGACGGAAGCCACGGTGCGCACATCGAATGACGGCTGGCTGGCGTCGCTCTGCTCGAGGATGATAACGAAGTCCCCGGCCGCCGGCAGCCATGGGCTCGAGGCCACGGTGACCGTGCTGGCGCCGGAAGCGGCGGTCACAATTCGCATCCCACGGCCGAACCAAGGCGCCGCGGCACGCCCTGAGCGTTTGGCGGCCTGCATGCGCGCCTCTACCCGAGCTTCCTCCTGCTCGTTTAGGGTGGTAACCGACCAGCGCAGCGTGTGCACCGGGACGGCTCGGACCGCAGACCGTTCCTCGATCCCGGTGAGTCCCAGCGCGACTTTCGTTTCCCACCGGCGGGATAGCTGGGGCTCGGTAGACCAGTCGGCCCGGTGCGGCAGGAGGACGTAGTCAAGCCCGCCCGTTGTAACGACCTCAGCCGACATGCCCGACCTCCAGGGACTGCTCCATCCCCATCCGCGTGTAGATCGACCGGCCCTTACGGCTCTGGGCCATCTTCTCCGCCGCCGCCATGCTGTCGACCACGATGAAATGCGTGGTTCCCTGCGCTCCGCCGGGGGCCACTCCGGTGCCCTCGTGCAACGCGGCTAGTGTCGGCACCCCGATGCGTTGCACTGCCGGCGCCGAGAAGACGTACTCGCCGGCATGGACGATTCCGGCCGGCTGGGAGGCTGGCCCAGGGCCGGTGAACCCGCCAGCCTCGAACGCCCCGGCGGCAGCAGCAGCGACCAGCCCAACGCCCGCCAGCACGGCAGCCAGCCCCAGCCAGCCCGCTGCCCCGTAGGAAGATACGGAGGTGAAGAATGCCACGATGCCAGCCCCGACCGCTTCAATGGAATTCGCCGATGTTGCCGCCGCCTGCTTCGCCCAGATGCCAGCGATCCAGGCCGCGAACATCCTGACGATCCCCTGAATGACCGCGTCCATCACGTTGGTCCCGATGTTCATCAACGCGTTGCCCCAGGTCATTGTGCCACGTAGAACGCCGGAGATCCCGGCGGAGATTCCGGAGAACGCGGTCTGGAACACGTTGCCTACGGTCTGCGCGGTCGCGCGCGCGAAGGTGCCGATGGCGTCGAGTTGCTTTTTCCACTCCGAAGCCATCTGCTTCGGGAAACTGAAGGGGTCGGCACCTTGCGCGTCGAGTTGACGGCCGACTTGGATTGCCTGCGCATCGAATCCGGAAGCCCTGCCAAGTGCAGCGTCCGCCTCTTTGCCAGACAACCGGCTTGCCGCCTCGCGTTGCAACTCCGCTTGCCTGGTGCGAATCTCCAACTCCTCCAGCAAGATAGCCCGGCGCTTTTGCCACTTCTCTGCCTCGGTCATGGCGAAATCGTTTTCGATGGCGAATCGCTGCTGTTCGAGTTCATTAAGGCGCGCGGCCTTCACTTGCATTTCGTCCGTGACGTCGCGTAGTTTGGAATATGTGACCAAAAGATTTGAGCTTGAATGGTTCAACTCTTCGGTCGCGTGGTGGCTCCCTTCGATGGCCTTGGTGACTCCACCTTGCGCCTCCTCCATGAGCTTAGCCATCCGCTGCTGAGGACTACCGGCCCCGCCAAGTCCGCCAGGAGTTCCAGCCGAACCGGCCGCTCCAGGTATGAGCGCCAGGATTATGCTGCTATTCCAATCGTCCAAAGTCGCCGTGAATTCATCCAGCTTTGCCTCCATCTCCTTTCCTCTGGCGGCCAGAGCTTCCTGAAATCCAAGGCTTTTCCGCTCCAATGGAGGAGCGTTGCTAACGGTTATGCCGATAGCTCCATATAATGTTTTTATTCCCGAAGAAATCTTGTTCAATGATTCATTAAACTTATCTTGAAAAGCGCTTAAAATGTAGTCGATCGTTCCTATAACTGTCGTTAGGACTGTTATCAACGCAGTCCCTACTGCCTTTGTGAGTCCGAACAAACCAGTAGAGATCGCTGACAGTATTATTTTGCCAATATCCCAAGCCTCCACGAGCTTGCCCATTCTTGACAGCGCCTCGTTGAATAGTTCGACTGTTTTGTCAAAGCCGATCTCAAAACTCAGCGCAACGAACTCGCCGAACCGGCCGGCCTTCCAAGCATTGATTGCAGCAATTACGAACGCGCCAAACTTCTGACCGATGGCCGTAAAGTCGACGGAATTGGAAATGGCTTTGATTCGATCAGCCAGTTCAGTGATTGGCAGATTGTCAAGTATGCCGGCAAACAGCTTAACTCCGAATGATGACAGCACGGAAAGCGAAACGTGTAGCTCATGCAAAGGATGGGCCAGTCGGGCCATGGCTTCCCCGAATGTTCCAGCACCGCCGGCCAGATTCTTAAAAAAGCTTCCATCCAACAGAGCTGGCAATATCTGCCCGCCGGCCCGGCCAAAAATCTCAATGGCCAGCGCAGCTCGTTCGGCCGGATCATTTATACTCACCAATCCGCGGGCGATTGTCTCAAACTGCTTCGTTGTATCTTGAGACAGCAGGTCGCGAAACGAAATGCCAAGTCGGGTAAACTTTTCCTCTCCAACGCCACCAGAAACAGCCACGTCATAGATGGCCTTCTCCATCTTGTTAATGAGCGGTCCAACTTCCTCAGCAGACGATCCTCCAAGCTCAAAGGCCTTTCGCAAAACTATCAACTGTTGGATCGCAATCCCAGTCCGCTTCGTTAATATGTCTAGCGAAACGCCCAGCTCATAGACTTTATGAATGTTTTGGGTGGAAACAATCGCCCCAATTACTGCCGTCACAGGGGCCGCCCACTTCGCCACGAGACCCGTAATTCCGGCCAAGCTATGCTCGATGCTCTTGAACGCATTCAGAACGGAGTTGAGCCCCGTAACTCCCAGGGCAATCTGAATGCTATTTTGAGTTTGCGTCGCCATAATTTCCCGCCGCTTTCAAGAGTTCACCGCGGACTTTCTCGTACCCACTCCGGCTTTCGCGTGAAGCCCCCATCCCAGTTGCTCCAATCGCGGCCGTGACCGCGTCGAGTAACCGAAGCTGGCTGCGCGCATTTTTTCGCAGGCAAGCAGCCTCTAAGTCGAAAAGCCAGCCGAGAGGTTCCTCGATCAGCACTCCACGGCTGAATCCGCTCTCGGCTGACAAATCGGCCAGCCATTGGATCAGAGACCGGGCGGCTTCCCGAGCATTTCGGTTAGCGTTTTTCCAACCCGCTCCATTCCGTCTTTCCAGGCGCGAAAAAAAGGCTCGTTCAGCTTCACCCCTTCCTCAACGATGGCGAACAGGCTATCAGGTTGCACCTGCTCGCACCAATCCGCCGTCTTGCCCGTGAATAGCTGCGCGGCCTGTATCGGGTCCTTCAGCGCTTCCAATGTCTGCTGCGCTGTCTTGAGCGTGATCGCTTTGATGCGGACTTTGTCGCGCGTTCCGTCCAGCTTGAGGTACTCGACCTCTTTTCCGGCGCGGATCTTAACCCAGTCGGTCTCCTCGCCCATATTAAGGCTGGGCCAGAACGGTTACGGTGCCGTTCGTACCGATGCACTTCAGGATATTGCTCACGGCGAAGACTACGAAACCGTTCGTCGGCGTTCCGGGAGTCGAAGCGAAGTTCTGAAGCAAAAAAGCACGCGCTCTGAAGTCCGCATCGGCGGAATCGCTTGCCGTGCGAACCTGCAAAGTTGCCCCGCTACGCTTGAGTGCCGGATAGCTGGCGCTGGTTCCGCCGAAACATAGGCGAGCGTAGTCAGCCCCGGTGTTGTCCATCAGCAGATGAATGCCAGTGCCTATTGGAATTATGTAACTGTCGAGCGTTGTGGCAGCCACGACGGCGAGCGCGCTGCCTGCCAGGATGAGGACTTTGAATTTGGTGCGCATAGGTAATTTGTTTTGGTTTTAAGGAAGGGCGATAACCGTGATATGGTTGCTGACTCCGATTACCTTCAGGACGTTTGTCTCGGCGAAAAGTATGAATCCGTCCGTCGGGGCGGCCGGTGCGGAGCTGCTGGCAATCCGCATCTTGGCGATGACGGGAACTCCGTTGAAGATTGGAGATGTCACGTTAGCCTTCAAAAGCAATTCGTCGTTAAAGTCGTTCGTTATTGCACTGATAGTTGCGTTCCACTCCAGCGTAGAAGGAATCCCGGAGCCGACATAAGCTATCGCGTTGGTGATGCGTGCCGACAGTGCGTAGATGTTCGTGTTGTCCGGTATATCCAAATATACATGACGATCCGGTGCTGCCGTCCACATTTCGTAAATCCCGGGCTTGAAGTCGCCTGTGAAAAATCCGTTCGTGGTCGTTCGGTAGATGAACCTTGAACCAATGATCAAATCCGGGTCATCAAGCAGCGGGGTACTCAATGGCTTGAAAGTGACGGGCCCGTAGTAGGCCGTTCCATTGCCATGCAGGAATGTGTTCGTGAGCGTTGCGGACTGGACGGCGAGCACGCCTATGGCGAGCACCAGCGCGACGAGCGAAAGGTATTTTGAGCGCATATTGCTTAGGCTTCAATGATGGTGTTCGCGGCAGCCATATAGACATCGACCATAAGAGACGTGGTCACTACGTCGTTTCCGAACGTGACATTTCCGTCCACCTTCCCGCTGCCGTAGAAATCATGCGTGAACAGGTGCGCATTTTGCTGATCGTACTGCTCCACACGAAACCACCCTTCGCGCCGCGGGATTGCGAAGGGCGTGATTGGGCTGGCTTCCTCCAGGTCCTGCGCTCCGAAGATCCAGCGCAAGAGAACCGGGTCGAGTTCTTTCAAGGTAAATTTCCAGGCCGCTTCGTACTCCGTCGTTAGGGTCGCCGTGAGCACTCGCGCGCCCGGGTTTGGGCAGAAAACTTTTTTATCCTGACTGGTCTGGGTCAGTTCGGCCGAATCAACGCAGGGCAAAACAAATCCTGCATCGTCGTCCGTTTCTGCCACCGGCTTATTGGTTATGCTCACAACACCTGTAGCCAGCGTGGCGCCAGCCGGCCAGAACGTCAGGTGGTTGCCGATTATCATGCTGCGGGAAGTAAAGGACATATCAATAAAGGGTTATGGTGCTGGTGTGTAGGCGTCGAGATTCTTCATTTTGAATATCACCACGAAGCGAACGAAGATGCCGGTGAAGGTTTTAGCGCGTTCGTCGACGCGCATCTCGTCTCCCTGATATTCGGTAGTGACCACGAGTAGATCGCCTTCCCCTTGCCATTGTCGGTTGAATCGGAAGAGCGAGATAACGTCAGCCCATATTTTCCGAGCCTCGGAGAGCGAGTCGGCCCCGTCCGGTGGCACCAGTGCGGCCTCGCATCGGAGCCGGTATTGCGCACAATTGGCGTTGCTGGGTTCGGCGGGATCGAGCCCAACGTCGCGCAAAACGATTGCCGGCAGCCGCGCTTGATCGAGCGCGTCTGTTTTCCAGACGAAAACATTTTGGCCGGCGTTGGTCTCATAATTGTTGACGATTAAAATGGTTCGGAACCCGGCCGCTATGGCGTCAAAAACCCGCTGCCGAATGTTGGTTGAAATCGGTGCATAGGGTGGATTCATGTTTCTGTCAGCGTGCAGACGGTGACCCCCAGGCCGTCCTTCTGTGGATCCAGGATCGAATACATCTGGTCGTTAATCTGGAGCAGGTCTCCCTCGTTCGCGTCCGACCAGTCGGCGGTAGCAAACGCGACCTGGTCCGCACTCGATTCGATGTCCGCGCCGACATTTTGCGCGATGAATGCTTTATCGAGCGTGACGTTGATCGAGTTCCAATCCAATTCTCCCGATCGCTTGAACGTCGCCGCGATCCCGAACCCGGAGGCGGGATCGAAAAACGTGGCAACATCGGCCGCAATCTGGTCGATTAGGGTCATGTTATCGATTGCGTTGGCCTGTTTGCTCCGCCCGGCGGTAGGCTGGGCGGGCCTGTTCCTGATCTTGCTGCGATGGCCGGAGTGGCGGGGCTGACGGGATCTCCGCCGGCTTCCCGAAACGAGCCGTCCTCATGCGACCGCCGCCGGAGTCCCAGAGTTCCACCCGCTCGTAAAGTGGGTTGGTGGCCTCCTGGCGCAGCAGCTTGAAGGCTGATCGCTGGGTAATAATCGGAACGTCCGGTAGCGAGACGACTTCCGTTGGCTTGCCACCATGCCGGATCCCGATAGTGATCGCGGTGCGCATTGGATTAGGCGCTGACAATGCGCTTGAGCGCGGCGGCCTCGCCCTTGGCATAGCCGTAATTGCATTCCAGAACGATGCGCGCGGAGTCGACATTCGGCTCGCCCCATTCGCGATATTCCAGTGTGAGACCGGTGAGCGGATCAGTCACGGTGCGGTACATCTTCAACTCCATCATCACATCAGGATGTGGAGTGATTGGTGAGAACGCGACCAGGAGCGCCGATCGGTACATGATGAACCCGACGAGGTTTTCGCCGTTCGTTGGAATGAGCGGATTCTCAAAATAATCGAAGCCGCAAAGAACCGGAATTTCGCCGCGCTTGATGACGCCGTCGTCGCCGTACGCGTAAGCGGCTTTGACGGCGTCGTCCTTTTGAAGCGCGGTATCGTAAGCTGAATCGAGCACCAGGGATCGTCCGTCCTTCGGCCAATTGGCCACGTTCGCGACGCCGCGCAGGTCGGCCACATCATCGGAATCGAATGTGCTGGCGGCCCCGGTGAACGCGGCGGCGCCGTAGTTCGCGGCAGTTACCACGCTCAGCACGTCAGCTACGACATCGGCCGCGAGCTTCTCGCCCTTGATCTTGCCGTGCAATTCCCAGTCAATGTTGGGCTGCCGGTTCCATTCGTCGCTCGTGATCGACATCGACTGATACTTGCGCTTGTTGATGTTGATCTCGCGTTGCTGCGTGACCGTGTTTCCGAAAATGTATGTGCCATTGAAGTCCGTGCTGGCGGCGGTTTCCAACGGGTAATATGGAATCTGGATCTTGTTCGTTCCCTTCAACTGAACGTCCCGGTACACCGTGGAGAAATTACCTAGTGGGAAGGTTCTAAGCGAGAAGGCTCGAAGTGCAGCCATGAGCATCACGTCAACCTGAAGCTCTGTCGGGATTGTATTAGCCATAAATTGTAGCGATTAAGGGTTTCGGTGGCTGGTTAGTTTCGCGCGTCTTGGGTCTCGGCGATGCGCTTGATTCTGGCCTGGTGCTTCAGGTAAAACTGAGAGCGCGCCTTTCCGTGGAGCGCATTGAAAGTCTTCACGAGTTCCTCGTCGGACTCGGCGACCGCGGCTCCATTGTCCTTCGGAAGCGGGGCCGGAACTCCCATGTTGCCGAGTAATTCCTGCGCCTTGATTGGAACGGTGACAGCCTTCTTTTCTAGCTCGGCGATCTTGTCCGTTGCGGCCTTGTGATCCGCCTTGGCCGTGGCCAGGTCGGTAGTCAGCTTGAGATTCTCCGCCTTGATTTCCTCCACCTTTGCCGCCAGCGCAGTCACCACGAAGTCTGGCTTGCCCTCTTTCTCGGCGGCGGCCAGTTGCTCCTCGGTGACACCCAGGGCGGTGACGACGGAGACCAGGAAGGTTTCTCGAGCGGATGGACCGCCGAACAATTTAGAGAGTGCGCTCATGGGTTTAGGTTTTGGTGTTGCGGAAATTGGTGGCAATGACTTGTAGTTTTTGAACTTGGAAAGGTCGGCGTGAGCGGCGGCTTGAACCGGGCCCGTGATGGAATCGACGAAGCCAGCGTCCAGGGCGTCTTGCGCGGAAAACCACGTTTCCGCGTCCATCCAGTCGGTGACTTGCTTCTCTTTCGCCCCGGTTTCCGCCTGGTAGGTGCGCACGAGCGATCCCTTGAAAACATCGAGAACGTCCGCGGTCTTGCGCATCTCGGCGGAGTCGCCAAACGCAATTCCAGATGGGTTATGAACCATCATCAGGCCGTTTTCAGCGATGCTAACCTGGTCACCTGCAAGGGCTATGACGCTGGCAATGGAGGCGGCCACCCCGATTACGGAAGTGTCGACATTGCCGCGTTGGCTAAGGTAATTGTAGATCGCCAGGCCGTCGGTCACGGCGCCGCCCGGGGAATTGATCAGGACGTTGAGCTTTTTTCCGCGGTGCTGCTGAATGTCATTGATGAAACTCTTGGCCGATACGCCATCGCCCCATCCCCAGTCGCCAATTACGTCGAATATGTAAACCTCCACCGCTTCGCTGGAATCAGCGGCGGCTTTTATCGAGTACCATTCGCGCATCTACCCTATGCGCAGAATCGGAAATTAGATCGGAAATTAGGATTCGCCCGGAACGGGTTCGGCGCCGGTAGGATTGGCACCGATGGCCGGCGGGTTTGACGAGCGCTGCTGCAACATATCCAGGGCTTTTTCTATGGTGATTCCGTGCTTTTTGGCGATTCTCCCGGCCCGCTCCAGCAGGTCATCGATTTCGCGCTCTTGCTGATCCCTGGAAACCTCGTAATCGAAACCGCGCTCGGCGTAATCCTCCGATACCGTCCGCAACCCAGCGAAGATGTCGTTGCGGTTCTCCTTCGAGTCCCGGCCCTCGTCGACGGTGATTTTGCGCGGTGTCTGCCATACCACACGCCACCAGTCGTCGTTTTGCGGCAAGTCGCCGCGTTTGGCGGCTTTGCTGACGACATAGCCCCAGTCCCGGGTGGCCAGTTTGATGAGCAAACGTTGGCGTTCCTCGAATTTCCGCTGGGCTTTTTGGATGGCCAAACGGTTCGTGCTGCCGCCCAGCTTCGAGGCGTCCCAGACGAATTCCCAGGGCACGCCCAGGCCATTGGCCACGTCGCGCAGGAGGTAATCGAGAAATCCAGAGAATGTCGTCGCCGGCCGGTCTGATTTGTGCGACGTGACCTTCTCGCCCGGCAGCAGGCGCGGGATGGCGCCGGCAAGCAACCGATCCAGCTTCATTTCGTTTCCGGCCACCTGCTGTGTGCCCTGCGTGCCAAAAAAGGTGTTGTCCGCCGATCCATCCAGGTTGGATAGCTCGATGATCATCGCCAGGGTCGAGTTGATCTTCACCGCAAGCTTCTCGGCGACAAGGATTTCGTGAATGTCCCGGATCGTGTTTAAGGCATGGTGGAACGCGGTCTTTCCGCGTACCTGGTCCACCCTGTCCCGGTCCATTGTGAGCGCGAAATTGTCGGACCCGATCTTGCGGTAGTCATTGTCGCCAACGCGGATTGAGTAGACGCGCGGCGCGCCGAATTCATCGGTCCGAACCCCGTCGCGGTAGGCCTCGTCGCTTCCATCGTCCTCGATCCGGTGCGACTCGATCAATTGCAGCTTCGGGAAGCCGGTCGGGGTCTCGGTGTATATCTGCCCGATCTCGCCGGCAACATCGATAGCCTGCGAGCGCATCCGGCAGATTTCCTCGTAATTGTGCTGGTTCGTTACCTCAGGAATCTTGGCCCATTCGGTGAAGTACTTTTCGTAAGCGGACCGGACGGAAAGGTCCTGTATACGGCTCTGCGGAATCAGCCCGGAACCAACGGAATACCGAGCAATATCACGCACGGCGCCCTTAACAAAACCGACGTTCTCGAATAGAACTTGCGCAATCGAAAGCATCGTCCGGCGGGTCCACGGGGTCAGCAATTCGGAACTGTCCTTATCCGCCCGCGTAATCCAGCCGCGATGCCGGGTTTGACGAGCTCCCTCGAACACGTCCGAGAGGGCGGTGATCTGCCGCCCGAACTGGTCAACAATCTGGAGTGCGCCGCGGTTCATTGGGCAAAATAGGTGAAGTCGGCATAGGCTGTCCGGCCGGTTGCCAATCCGTCCTGGCGGCGGATCTCCTCGAGGATTTCCGAGAGCGTTGCCTTGATGCTCGGCAGGTCGCTCCGGGTCACGCTGCGGCTGCTTTGAACACCGTCCCGAGCCACCACGGCCAAATTATAACTTTGCGCCGTGGCCAGGCCTTGGATCGCGCCAAGGTACAGGTCCCGTGTTTCCTCCAACCAGGCATAGGAGACGCCGTAAAATGCACTCGCCATCTACTTTACGGCCGAATCGGAAATTAGATCGGAAATTAGGATTTTCGGCGGAGCCGTCCCAAAAGCGCGGAGGAGCCGGCGGAAAACCCGGAGGAGCCGTGCGCTTTCTGGCCTTTCTGGCTTACGGTTAGCTGCGACTGCATTCCGTGAACTTTTTTTGAACTATTCACGACTCTTAAAACCTCTGCATCACAGCCGTTTGCGCTGTTTTGTTTGAACATTCCGTGAATTCCAGGGTGGCCTTTTTTTGGGGCTGGAGTTTGAATTTTCGATCCTGAATGCCAGCTTGCGGCACTGGTATTGCGGGTTTGTCTGTGGTGGGTGGTTCCGAATCAAGCCCACCATGGTTTTCCTGATAATCAGCCGCGCCCCGGGGGACTTAATTGCCTGCCGGGGTTTCCGCTTCCGGCGCCGCCTCATCCGCCACCGTCCCGCTCTGAATCAGCCCGTCGTTGATTGCGGCGGTTAGAATCATGCACTCGCAATCCCGGGAGTGGCAGCCGGCCCGGCCCACATCCATCCACTCCCAGGTCTTTTCCCCGGTTCGCTTGTTCGTCTTTTCCTTCAGCCGCTCCCCGTTGATTTGGTCCACGTAACTTTTTGGTGCATCCGCCGGGACACCCCAATAGACTCCGCGGCCTTGCTGCAGACGCCAGAGGTGGGTTTTAATGGATGGATTCGACCAGGAGAACCAGCGGGCCCGGGATCGCACCTTGACCTTGGTAGCCTTGCCTTCGACGTCCACTCCGTCCCGCAGAAATTCGTAAATCTTCCCGGCGCTGGGCACTGAGTATGGCAGCACAATCTTCCGCTTCAGCGCAGCCTTGTAATGGCTAAAGCCACGTTGCTCCGACCCCATGGTTGCCCACCAGCCATGGAAAGCGCAATGCTCGTCGACTTCATCGGTGCGGTATTTTCGGTCCACCAGCACCCGCACGGGCTCCACGGCCAGCCGGTCCGCCAGGTCCTTGACGTCCGCCCAGGTGTCCAGTCGCTCCGCGGCCACGAGCCGGCTTTCACCCGTGGCGGAGAATGCCCGCGCTACCGCCCACATGTGGTCAAGCTGCACGTCCACTGCCATGAACCGCGTCTTCTCGGGTTCCCAGAATTTGCCAGGAATCATGTCGGCGCCGGCCAGCTTGTAGCCGTCTCCGGTCACGGTCAGCGTCTCGGTGCGAAAGAAAGTAGGTTCGTCCCAGGGCTCGCCCAGATCCTCGGTGATGACCTCAATCAATGGTTCCTGATTTCCCTTTCGGAATTGCGCGGCGGCCTTGATGAACCGGCAGGCGATCTCGGCCCAGTCGCACTGAGCCCACGGCATGGAAAGCTGATTCCAATTGAAGCTGCGCGCGTGGCGTTGTGGGGCTGGATTGTAGTCTTGCGGATGAATTGTGGCAATCAGCGCATACTTGTCCGCATTGTGATATAAGTGTCCGCACTTCGGGTTCTCGCACTGATACCGGACAGTCGTTCGGAGTGCGTCGAAGTTATATTTCCCGCCCGGCTTCGTGGTTTCGTTTTTTTCCCAGACGATGCCGCCGCACTCGCGGGCTTCATGGTGGAGCACGGTCGGCACCTTAGAGAAACGGAACGGCTGCGAGTGCCCGCAATGAAGGCAGCGGAAGTGAGCCATCGTGCGCGTGCCCTCCAGCCAGTCGATGTGCAGCTCGTCCTCCATCGCCCCGGGTGTGCCCATGGAGAATTCAAGGGAATTGTGAAAGGTCGTCGTCCTCTTTCGCAGCATGTCCATACGCCCCGGCTTCCACTCCCGGCGTTCATCGCAGAAGATATAGCGCACCGGATCGGATTGAAGCCCAATGCGCGAGTTGGCCCCACGCATCATGAGATTCATACTGTCGAATTGTATGAGTCGCTTGCTCTTTTTGTTTCGGTCCGACGGGTGAAGCGCCGCAGTTTTCTCGCAACGCATCAGCGCCGGGTACAGCCGCTTCTGGCCGAACTCTTCGGAGGAAGACATTGATGCCCCTACCCACATCGCCGTACCTGGTGCCTCGCAGATGACGTAGGCCAGCAGGTTAATACCCATCTGGGTCTTAGCCACCTGAGCGCTGGTCATGCACACGATCTTGCGACAGTACGGGTCCTGTGCCGCGTCCGCCACCCAGCGAACAGCGGGCGTGATCTCGGTCGAGTAGCGGCCTTGGATGGGGGAATCGTTTCCTAGGACTATGTTTTGATGCCACCACTCCCACATTGGAAGGGCTGACGGCGGGGCAACGTCGCGGGCAATGTGGGCATCGCAGACGGCGAGCCATTCGGCGGAAGTCATTTCGGAGGGTCGAGTTTTCTGCTCAACATATCGGCCCTCTCCCTGCTTCCTACAGCAACCCAACCGTGCCAACTGCACAATTTTCCATCATCGCTCATAAGTTGGGCAAGCCTTTTCGAGGCATTGCACGAAAAATCTTTCCATACCACATCGCAAGGATCAAACAGGTGCGAATTCTCTCGAATGAGATGGCTGAGATTGAATCCCTCAATGGTGAAACCTGCGGGGCTTCTAAAATGCCACCACTTCGCCTTCCAGTGGTCAGGACCTTTCGCTGCCCGTCCCGGAGGATTAGGTTGGCCTTTGTGCGCCAACCCGATGGCTCTTATTTGGGCCTTGGTATTAGGATTTTGCCCGTTGATTCGACCGCCCATTCTGGAATACTTCAATCGATCCTCGCTGGTAAAATTGCAGATTCTCCCGGCCGCAGCGTGCAACTTGTTTTTGATGGCCACGGATTCATACATTTCCGGCGGAGGCAACTTCCGAGTTCCTGATGCCCATTTGGCGCTAAGTGCTGCCGACAGCTTGCGCCTTGTTTCTTCTGATTTAGGCGCGGCGGTTGCCTTCCACTCCTTCCACGCTTGTAACCTTTTCGCCTCGCCCTCTGGTGTTCTATTTTTCATTCCACCTTCTTTGTCCGATCAATTTCTCTAATTATTTTAGCGGTGCGTTTTTGCACCAATCGGTTCAAGCTTGCGAATTCCTCCGACACTCTCGTCCAGTCATCTTTATCAAAATCTTTAAACCGAGCCTCTTTCAGAAGTTTTAAAACCAACTTCTTTAGCGTTATCACCCGGCCTTTGATCAATGAGTTTTCAATGTCCGAGATGCATACTTGCAATCCGCTTTGGTGCGGCCAGATGCTAATATCCGCGGTCGGCATTATAACGGCGTTAAGCTCTTCGAGAATGCTGTCGCAAAATTCACTATCTAGCGTGATGGTGCTTTCTCTGGACGGCCGGTTTTTGAACTTGATTTTCATGCTGCCTCCTTCGCCCATTCGCACTTCGCCAGTTCGGATAGCGCCTCATTGATCCCGAGCCGCATCGCTTCTCTGATTTCCGTCGGGTCTGCCATGACCGCGAACCGTTGGGCGAAGTTGTCGGGCAACGTGAGCAGGCGCGTCTTAAATGCAATTATCGCCCGCGTAAAACTTCGACGCATAATCTCGGCCGGTATCAGTGTCCGGCGCTGAGTCGCAACAATTATCTCGGCGCGATCCGCCTTCGCCCGCAGGTAGCGGGATTCGCTCAGGTGCTTCGGCTCGCTCTTGTCCGGCTCGACATTGTGGTCCGCGAGCCATTTTCTGAACGTCGGCAGGTGGACGGTGTTATTGCCCCGGAACGCCGGGCACCCCTGACGCTTGGCCTCGCGGGCAACGGCCATCGAAGTGCCGAGCATGTTCGCGGCCTGGCTCATGCTGCCGGCTAGGTCGATGTCGGCGGGCGTCTTGGTCTTGCCCGTCTGCACCCCCTCAAGCTCATCGACCTCGCGCTTTGTCAGCGTCACCCCGCGGGCCAACTTCTTGGCGATGTTCGCGCGGTTGGCTTGCAGCATCTGCTCGGCTTGATCCGGTGAGAGCGCGGGAGATTTGGACTTTGGCTTTCGTTTCATTTCAGCAGGCGCGGTTTGCCGCTCGTGGCGCTGAGAACGAACCATTGCAATGCGAGGTTCGGGAAGTGGCGTCGGCCCATCGCTGAATAGCGACGGCCACATATCCGGGATCGATCTCAATGGCGCGGCACTTCCGGCCCAGTTGCTCGCAGGCGATGATCGTCGTACCGGATCCGCAGAATGGTTCGTAAACCAGATCTCCGAATTGGCTGCTGTTGCGAATTGGCCGGGCCATGCACTCAACTGGCTTTTGAGTGCTGTGACCGGTGTCACTCCTCGAAGGTTTATTGATTTCCCAAAGCGTCGTTTGGTCCCGTCCGCCGCTCCACCGCCCCGGCTTTCCTTTGCGTACAGCGTACCAACAAGGCTCGTGCCTCCAGTGATAGTCACCGCGGCCGATCGCGAATTGCTGTTTGGCCCAGATTATCTGGCACCGGATTTCAAACCCAGCGGATTCAATGGAGACTTGAACCTCGCTGGCACGCCGACCGGCGTGCCAGATGTATGCAACGTCGCCCGGAAACAGCTTCCACACCGGCGACCAGTCGGCGCGGTCGTCGTTCGCAACCTTCCCGATGGCTCGCCCATCGCTGGGCGAGCCATCGGCCCTCATTGCCTTGTTCCGCCAGTCCGCATCGTACTCCACGCCGTAGGGCGGATCGGTGACCATCAGGTGCGGCTCGTCGCCATCGAGCAATGCTCTCACGACTGCCGGATCCGTGGAGTCTCCGCACGCCAACCTATGCGCCCCCAGCTCCCAAATCTGCCCCAACTTCACACCCCACTTCTTCGCCAACTCCGCGGCCATGTCGATCTGCGGCTCGGCGTCAACCGTGCTCTCGGGCGCCAAACTCGCCACAAGTTCCGCCAGCTTGTCCGCATCAAACCCCGTCAGCGCGCGTAAGTCCACATCGAGCCCGGCCACAATCTTCGCCAGGGCCGCGTCGTCCCACGTCCCGGCATGGTTGTTTGCCGCCAGCATCGCGGCCTGCTCGCGCTTGAGCGGCCATTCCACCTCGCGGTATGGGCATTGCACCCCGCCGAGCATGACGTAGCCACGCGCCACGGTTCCCCATTTGTCACGCGGGAAGCTGTCCTGAATGTGCAGCTTCGTGCCCGCTTCCTTGAACAAGGCCACCCGTTGGTTGCCGCCCACCAGATGCCCGGTGGTGCGGTTATTCACAATGCCGGATAGGTCGCCGAATTCTTCCAGAGCATGGCGCAATGTTTCGGCAGCTTCCGGGGTTATGGTGCGCGGGTTCGCTGGGTTCAGCGCCAGCGTTGAAATGGGGGTTTTGGTCGTTTTGTGGGACATAATTAAGAGACTCAGTTTCGCGTTACC